TACCCCGAGCTTCCGTTTGTCGTCGGGTTCACAGACGAGGGGCTCGCGCGCATCGAGGCGGACGGCCACCTCCTGGGACTTCGCACGGAAGAGGCTCGCGAGGCGATCCGAGCGTACTCCGACGGCGCGTTCAGCGACCCGCAACTCGACGACATTCCCGAGCCACCCGAGTCCGCGACGACGCGCAAGGGCGACGTCTGGATCCTGGGACAGCACCGACTCCTGTGCGGCGACTCGGCCGCCGCGGCCGATCTCGATCGGCTGCTGGCGGGGGCGCCGATCCACCTCGTCAACACCGACCCACCCTACAACGTCAAAGTCGAGCCGCGCAGCAACAACGCCATCGCCGCAGGCCTCTCGTCGTTCACGCAGACGCACTATCAGAAGCTCGACGTCGCCCGGCACCCGGAGAAGTCGCAGCCGACGACGGCCCGCATGCGCGCGAAGGACCGTCCGCTCGAGAACGACTTCCTCGACGACGCCGAGTTCGAGGCGCTGCTCGGGAAGTGGTTCGGCAATCTCTCTCGCGTGCTGCTTCCCGGCCGCGGCTTCTACATCTGGGGCGGGTACTCGAACCTCGGCAACTACCCGCCTGCCCTAAAGGCCGCCGGTCTCTACTTCTCGCAGGCGATCGTCTGGGACAAGGGGCACCCGGTCCTTACCCGCAAGGACTTCATGGGCGCGTTCGAGCTCGCCTACTACGGTTGGCATGAAGGCGCGTCCCACGAGTTCTTCGGCCCGAACAACGTGTCGGACCTCTGGAGCGTGAAGAAGGTGGCGCCGCAGCAGATGTCCCATTTGACGGAGAAGCCGGTCGAGCTCGCGGGTCGCGCGATCCTCTATTCGTCGCGGCGCAAGGAAAACGTCCTCGACCTCTTCGGAGGAAGCGGGTCGACGCTCGTCGCCTGCGAGCAGACGCAACGGCACGCCTTCCTGATGGAGCTCGACGAGCTTTACTGCGACGTGATCGTCCTGCGCTGGAACCAGCTCACCGGCGAGAAGGCGATTCTCGACGGGGATGGCCGGACGTTCGAGGAGATCGGAGCCGTGCGCCGGAAGAAGAAAGCGTCGACACGTGCGCGAGCACGTCCGCGGCGCAAGACCCCGCGCGCCGGCCGCGCAGCTTCGGCGCCCGCCAGGGCCGATGCGCACGAGCATGCCGCCCGCTCCGCGCCGGTCGCCTGACGCTGACTTTGCGAGGCCCTCGTGCCAACGACGGAAACTCCCGCGCAGGAACTCCCCATCTCCGTCCGGGCGTACGCGCGCCGGCGTGAGGTCACCCACACCGCGGTGCAGCGCGCGATCGCCGATGGCCGTCTCGTGCGCGCGGTCGAAAAGCGGGACGGCCAGCCACCGCGCATCCTCGCGTCGATCGCCGACGTCGAGTGGAACGAGCGCACGAGCCCGGCGCACTCGCGCGCGGCGCCAGCGACGGGAAACGGTCACGACCGCTTCGGTGCCGCGGACGACTATCGCCGCTCGCTCGTGATCGAGAAGGTGGTCCGCACCAAGCTCGCGCAGGTCCGTCTCGACGAGCAGCAGGGGCGCCTCATCGACGCGGAGGAAGCGGGGCGCGCGCAGTTCGAGATCGCGCGTCTCGTACGCAACCAGATGTTCGAGCTGCCCGACCGGCTCGCCGATGAGCTCGCCCTGGAGAGCGACGCGCATCGGGTGCGCGAGATCCTGACGCGCGAGATCACGGACCTCATGCGCAAGCTCTCGGCGCGGCTGCGTGAGGGCGCTGCCACCCGCGAGGGCGCCAAGGACGCGGGCCGTGCGAACGGCCACTGAGCTGATTCAGGCGGAGTGGGCCGCGGGCCTCTTGCCGGACGACCCGGTCAGGATCTGCGACTGGATCGAGGAGAACATCATCCTCGACGGCGCCGAGACCAACGCGCCCGGTCCGTACCGATTTCGCCGCGCGCCGTACATGCGCGAGGTATTGGAGGCGCTCTCTCCGGAATCGCCGGTGCAGCGCGTCGTCGGCATGAAGGGCGGGCAGCTCGGCTGGACCATCGGCGGCGCGGCCTACATCGGCTTCCTCATCTGCCAAGCGCCGCGCACCGTGCTGTTCGTCTCGCCCACGGTCGACTTGGCGAAGCGCGCGTCGCGCCGCAAGGTCGGCCCGATCATCGAACGGACCGAGGCGCTTCGCACGCGCGTGCGCGATGCCATCAGTCGCCGCAGCGGCAACACGACGCTCATGAAGGAGTTTCCAGGCGGCGCGCTCATCTTCGCAGGCGCCAACTCCGGCGCCGGCCTGCGCCAAACCTCGGCCGCGGTCGCGATCCTCGACGAGGTCGACATCTATCCCGGCTCGCTTCCAGGGGAGGGCGACCCCGTGGTCCTCGCGGAGCGCGCAACGAAGACGTTCCCGCGCCGCAAGCACTTCTACGTCTCGACGCCAACCATCGCCGGCCGCTCGCGCATCGCCGAGCTCTACGACCAGTCGGACCAGAGCCGCTACTACGTGCCTTGCCCGGCGTGCGGCGAGCTGCAGCTGCTCTGGTTCACCGATCCGAAGACCGGACGTCGCGGACTGAAGTGGGAGGGCGAGCTCCCGAAGCTGCGGGTCTGGTACGAATGCGAGAAGTGCGCGGCCAAGATCGACGAGGGCAAGAAGGCGTGGATGCTCGAGCGCGGCGTATGGCGCGCGGCGGTGCCGGAGCTCTCGCAACACTTCCGCGGCTTTCACATCTCGTCGCTCTACGCGGCCCCGGGCACCTTTTCGTGGCGGGACGTCGTCGAGCAGTTCCTCGGCGCGAAGAAGGACCCCGAGAAGCTCCGCGTCTTCGTGAACCAGGTCCTCGGCGAATGCTGGGAAGAGCGCGGCGACGCGCCGCCGTGGGAGAGCCTCTACCGGCGCCGGGAGCTCTATGCGAAAGGGACCGTGCCGAAGGGAGGTCTGGTCCTCACGGCCGGTGCCGACGTGCAGCGCGACCGCATCGAAGTCGAGGTCGTCGCGTGGGGCGAGGGGCTTGAGTCCTGGTCCGTCGATTACATCGTGATCCCGGGCGACTCCGCGACCGAAGCGCCGTGGCGCGAGCTCGACCGAGTGCTCGCGCGCCCCTGGAAACACGCGGACGGCCTCGACCTGCGCATCCGCGGCCTCGCCGTCGACAGCGGTTTCGAAACGCAGGGGGTCTACAACTGGGTGCGCCGTCACCCCGCCGATATGGTCTTCGCGGTCAAGGGATCGGACGCGGTGCCGACGTTGGTCGGCCAGCCGACCTACGTCGACTTCACCTGGCGCGGACGGAAGGCGAATCGCGCCGTCCGCCTCTGGCACGTCGGCGTGAGCGTCGCCAAGCGCGAGCTCTACGGATGGCTGCGGCTCGAGCCGCCACTCCATCCCGAGAAGGGCGAACCGTGGCCGGCGGGCTTCGCGCACTTCCCGGAATACTCGGAGGAGCACTTCAAGCAGCTCACGGCCGAGCAGCTCGTCGCCCGCCAAAAGCGAGGCGGTCAGCTCGTCTACGTCTGGACGAAGAAGCACGAGCGCAACGATGCGCTCGATGCGCGAAATTATTCACGCGCCGCGGCTGCGATCATCGGGCTCGACCGCTACTCGGAGGCCGACTGGAAGAAGCTCGCCGCCGCGCTCGTGGCCCCGAAGGTCGAGCCGCCGCCGCCCATGCAGCGCGGCCGACCGAAGGACGGCTCCTTCTGGGAGCGATTTCGCGACCCGCGCCGCGACTGAAGGGCGCGGCCCACGTGCCAGCGAAGTTGCCACGCCGACGCGCGAGGCGCCGCCGCCCATCGCGCTCCCGTTCCCCAGAGCAGTGCCCGCTCCACGGCCGCGCGGCGGGCGGCAACCGGCACCGGCAACGCCGATGTTTCAACCCCCGCGTAGCGCGGCGCCGCGGCGCGCGGCACCCGCGCCTTTCAGGTGCGGGGAAGTACCTAAGCCGGGGGGGGGGGGTACCACCCCTCGTACGTCGGGTGCGCCCTGACCCCCATACCGGGGGTCCGAGAAGTACGATAGCCGCGCCCATCAAGGCGCCCCGGACCACGGCTCTCGGGAGGCATCCCGTGACAAATGATGTGAACAAGGACACGCCGAGCGTTCCGATCGTCCGCGTGACCATGGAGGGCGTGCCGGGCGAGAGGGCGGGCGGCTGCAGCAGCCCGCAGCAGATCGCCAAGGCGATCGCAATGGTGACGAGTTCAAAGCCTGCAAGCGCCGCGACCCCGAGTTCCCAATCGCCGACGAACAGTGAAAAGAAGTAGACGACGCAGCACAAGCGTCCCGCTGCCGCACGCGATTGGCATCTTGCTGTTTGGTCCGGCACGCGAACTACGTCTCGCATTCTCATCTTGGGTTCCCTCGCTGGATGCCGTGACGAAGGCGGCAATCGCGATCACGGCATTTGGCCCCACAAGGCACGCCGGCGAATACCACAAGCGGTTGTTTGCAGATTGCACCAAGGCTGAGAAGCACTCGACCACCACATGGGATAACAAGCTTCAGCACGAGATCCATCACGGATTCGAGATCAGCTCGGCAGAGGAGGAGTTCATCGCGCGCTACGGAATAGGGCACGATCATCTTCCCTGCATCGTGTTCTTCGTTGCGGGTCTTGATACGCCACTCAAGACCATTTCGCTTCCTGCAACGGCGTGGTCGAACGAGCTTGGGATTGAACAGCTGTTCAGAACGCTCAAGGCTCGACTGAACTCCGATGCCGTCGATGCGGCCGTCTCCCGCTCCGGCGGCGGAGATGGTCTGCGCGAGACGCTGGAGGCGCTTGAGGGTGAAATCGAGTTGATCGGAGTGGACCCACATGACCGCATCTCGATGCGAGTCGCCCTGAAGGATTTCCGCGTCTCGAAGCCCACCCTATTGCGGGCAATCAAGTCGGGGCGCGTTCGGTCGTTCCGACCCTTCCGCGCCTCCGCGAAGGCTCAGCACGTGTTCAGCAGGGCGCAGCTCGCGGCGAACTTCGAGCTGGCCAAGACCTAGGAACGTCCGGACTCATCGCATCCGTACGTCGATGCTCGCCGTGGTCGAGGAGCGCAGCCTTCGACGATCAACCCGCCGTTCGCCGAAGGGATGACGGCGACGCATCGATCATTTTTCGTTCAATCTGCTGTCATGCACGTCAAGGCCAGGATCGCTCCGCGTTCGATCGTTACTGGTTGGCTCTCAACTTCCGCCCATGCCCCTTGCGGTTCGTGGAGATCCAACATGCCCGAAGATGTTCAGGGTCGTGCGACAGCGCCATTCCTGACGATTTCGGACGTCGCCCGAATCCTCGCGGTGAGTGGGCGCACCGTCCGTCGGTTGATCGACGCGAAGCGGCTTGGAGCCATTCGCACGGGCGCGTCGACGCGCGCCCACCTGCGCGTCCCGAGGACCGCACTCGACGAGTTCGTGAAGGGCGCTAGCGTCGACGCTGTGGCGTAGCCCTTTCGTGCGAGGCCGCCGCGGCGGCTCCGTTAGGGCGCGCATCGGTCGGGAGCCAAGGAGTACCAAGCATCGTGCATCTCATCGCGCTGACACGGCTCGTCAAGGATTGCGGAGAAGGTCATCAGGGGACTTTGGCGCCTGCGCCGGCGCGGAAATCCGCGAGCCGAACTGGGACCGCGTCATGACCCGATTCACGTGGTTCCCCTTCGATGTCGTCAAGTGGCGGGACGTCTCCGATCTACTCAACGAGGTCGAACGGGGCATTTGCCTCGAACTATTCGTGGTGTTCTGGGGCGAGCAGCCCATCGAGAGAATCGCGTTGTCAGAGGAAGACTGGGGGCGTCGCCTTCGATTGGGTCGCTCCGCCAAGCGTTCGCTTCGAACGACTCTCGAAAGACTGGCGTCGAAAGGCCTCCTCAAGTGGAGAGATCAAGACGGGTCGATCGAGATCGCCGTTCCCTTCCTCGCCGAGGACTATGCCAAGCGAGCAAGGGACTCGGATCGTCACGTCGGGAGGCTTCCGGCATCAGGGGCTGGAACGTTCCGGCCGGCGGCGACGGAACGTTCCGGTCATGTGCCACGGAAGGTTCCAGGCTCTGAGGATGGAACCTTCCAGACAAGTACGACGGAACGTTCCGGGGGACAGGACAAGACACACAAGACGGACAAGACAGAACAGGACACACAGACACATCCAGACCATCCCGCCGAGTCGTCACCTGGCGCGCGATCGAAAGAGATCGATGCCGTCATCGCTCACTACCGGAATCTTCACCCTCTCGCGCGTCCGGGCGAGAAGGAGCGGCGGCTGATCTCAGCGCGCCTGAAGGACGGCTTCACCGTCGAGGACCTGATTCAAGCGATCAACGGCTGCCATGCCTCCCCCTTCCACCGCGGCGAGAACGACCGCAATCGCCCCTACCAGAGCCTCGAGCTGATCGTCCGCGACGCGAAGCACGTGCAGGACTTCATCGAAGTCCTCTCGACGATCGAGAAGCCAACGCCGGGGATCGACGCCGATGCGGTGAAGGTGATGACCCAGCGCATCGGATTGGACGCGACGCTCAGGGTGATTCGCGACGACCAAAACCGGAGCCTGTCCAATGGAACCCCGTGACATGCCAGCATTCACGGCGCGCATCAAGGCTCTCTGTGCGGTCTTTCAGACCCCGTACTCGCCGGAGCTCGACAACACCTTCTTCCGAGTCGTGCGTGATCTCGATGTCGCGGCGGTGAACCAGGCACTCGACCTGCTCGAGTCGATGTCCAAGTTCATGCCGAAGCCCGTGGACCTCCGCGCGGCCGCGCTGGCTGCCGGGAATCCTTCCATCGCCCAGCGGTGCCCGCCCGGCGCCAGGCTCTTCCCGCCGGGCTACTCCGTTTCGGTCGAGGGACATGGGGTCGTCGTCAAGATCGGTGAGTTCGGCGGCTTCGCCGTCCGCGAGGGGGCGAGGTGGATCGTCTACGAGCTGACGGGATCGACCGGCGACGGCAAGCGGGAGCTCTGGTCCGGCGCGGGACCGCGCGATGCGTGACAATCTCCGCGTCACGCAGGTCCTCCTATCGCCGGCGAGCAACGAGGAGCTCAGCAGGGGCATCCTCGGCCGCGTCCGCATGGTCGTGAGCGGCCTCGTTGTCCGGGGCATCTGCCTGCGCCGGATGCTCGATGGTCGCCTCACGCTGACCTATCCAGCGCGCCGCGACGCCGATGGCGACCGCCACGTCGTCGTTGGTCCCATCGACGACCACGCCCGCCTCTCGATTGAGGTGCAGGTCTTCACGGCGCTCGGAATCAAGGCGGAGGAGCGCCCGGGATGAGGGGCAGCGCGACGCCCGCAGGCCCCGCTCCCGATGCCGCCTCCGACGCCGGCGTCGCCCATCAACCCGTCCGAATCGATGCGCCACGCCCAGAGAGGAAGGCGCCTGCGGTGCGCGAGTTACCGACGCTCGTCACGGTGAAGGATGCGGCGCGTCGGCTCGCCGTCTCGTTGCGCACCCTTCGCGCGATCATCGCGGCCGGTCAGTTGTCCGTCGTCCGCGTCTCGGCGCGCCGCGTCGCGATTGACGTGGCCGATCTCGCGGAGTTCATCGAGCGGCGGCGAGTGCGCGCCGGTGGACGCTGAGGGCCGTCGCGTAATGGGTTCCGACGGCGCCGACGAATCACGCGCGCGCCGGCCCGCCGCCGCCGAAGGCGACCGCGCTGCAGGCGCAGGCGATCGAGGTGCGCGAAGTCAAGGCGTCGGAGTCGTCGCCGCGAGAGCATCTGTTCCGACCCGAGGAGTACTCCGCCTTGCTCCTCGCCGCGAGCGGCCCCCTGATGCGCGACGCCGGTGGAGGCCGGCGATCCCGATGGCGATCGCGACGTGAGACTCTTCCGACGCCGGTTCAAGACGCCGGATGGCACCTGGCAGACCATCAAGACGTGGTCAGTGCGCGTTTCCGTCCGGGGCCGCGTCCAAGAGGTCAGTCTCGGGGTCCGCGACCGACGCGCGGCGGAGATCGAAGCCGGGAAGCTCGTGCAGCACGCGGAACTCGACGCCGTCGGTGCGGGCGACCCGTTCCGCAAGCACCGCGCGACGCCGCTCGCGACGCACATCGCCGACTTCAAGACGACGCTGTCCGCGCGAGGCGTCGTCAAGAAGTACCTCGCCGATCGGATCGACTGCCTGGAAGCGTTCGTCGAGTGGGCGAACGTGAAGTTCCTCTCTGACGTCGACCTGGCGAAGGCGAGCGCGTGGATCGCGGACTTGAAGGCCCGGCCGATCCTGGCCTCGGACGGCCAGCCGACGGGGGAGACGCTCTCGCCGCGCACCGTGAACCGCCACTTCCAGGCGCTGCGCCAGTTCGGGCTCTGGCTCGTCCGCTGCCAGCGGATCGCGTTCGACCCGTTCGCCGGACTCGTCGCGCTGAACGAAGCGGTCGATCGACGCCACGTCCGCCGGTCCTTCACGCCGCGCGAGGTCGCGAAGCTGCTGGCCGCTGCGCGGCGGCGCCCGCTCAAGCTCGCGGAGAAGCAGCGGACGCGGGCGGGCGTGTCGGAGCCGGAGAGGGCGCGGCTCGTCGCCCTCGG